GAGAGTGCTGTATCAAAACACATTTTAAAAATTTAGAAATGGCTGGTATAGCACCAACAAACCCATCTAAGTGTGGTGAGTATAATATAATACAAGCTCATCATTTATTAAAACCTTTCTATTCAGCTAGAGGTATGGGATTACGAGCTGGAGATAAAGATGTAATTCCTTTATGTGAAAAACATCATAGAGAATTACATATGCTCGGTAACGAATACAATTTTTTTCAACAAGAAGTTTTTAATTCAAGGTTTGGTATTCTTACAGTACAAAAAGTTTGGAATGCTAGCCCATATAACAAGGAGGAAGATAATGACAGAAGAAAAAAAGCTAACGCAAAAAGAATTAGTGCTAAAACATTTGGAAGAAAACAAAAAAATAAATCCACTAGAAGCACTTAATTTATATGGCAGTTTCAGGTTAGGTGCTATTATTCATACATTAAGAAAAGAAGGATATGATATAGAAACTAAAATGAAAAATAATGGAGTTAAGAAGAATCATTTTGCTGAGTATCATTTAACAGAGAAAATAAATGATAACTAGAGATTGGCTTTTGTCTTTGACTTACTCTGGTAAATATAAATGTCCAGAGTGTAGTCATACTAGAAGAAATAAAAAAGACAAAAGTTTAAGTGTAACCATTAAAACTGATGGTGTAGTTTTTTATTGCCATCATTGTAATACAAAAGGAGGTGAGTTCTATGAAAGAAATTTCACAAAACATAATACAGTTCGCAGAGAAAAGAAAGATAAGCAAGAAAACTCTTACGGATTTAAAAATAGAAAGTGGACTGGCACAGTTTGGTAATGAAAAGCACGAAAGTATTGTTTTTGGTTATTATGATTTAGAAGGTAATAGGGTAAATTATAAAGCAAGAGCAATACACGAAAAACTTTTTAAACAACAAAAAGGTGGAGAGCAAAGGTTTTATAATTTAGATAATGTTTTAAAATCTAACAATTTAGCTAACAATACAATTTATATTGTTGAAGGTGAATTTGATGCTTTAGCTTTATATGAAGCTGGTTTTGATTTGGATTGTATTTTAAGTGTACCAACAGGTGCTGTAGCAAAACCCACAGAAGAGCCACACATACAAAGAAAGTATAAATATGTATTAGATGCTTTAGAGCAAGGATTACAAAATGTTAGAAGTTTTGTATTATTAACAGATAATGACGAAAGTGGATTAGCACTAAGGCAAGATTTAGCTAGCATACTAACTCATAGCAAATGTAAATATTTTAACTTTCCAGATGGTATTAAAGATACTAATGAAGCTTTAATTATGTGGGGTAAAGATGATTTAAGATGGCAAATAAATGAAGGTCTTATAGAATTTCCTATAGAAGGTGTTTACGGATTAGATGACATACCAGACCCACCTAAAGTAAAATTATTTAATCCTAATATAAAGGCTTGGGACGATAAGTTTATGCTAGGTGCTGGTATGGTATCTGTATTTACTGGATTTCCAGGTCATGGCAAAACATCATTTGCTATACAACTTTGGACAAACATAGCTAAACAATATAATTGTACTATTGGTATGTTTAGTGGAGAAACTAGAGTAAAACCTTATGTTCGTAGAAATATTAGAACATTTTATCATACTAAATTAGAATGGAGAATGACAGATGAAGAAAAACAAGAAGCTGATGATTTTATTCGTAAACAATTTGTATTTCTTAATCACCCTAATAACAGTCCTAACTTTGACTGGGTGTGTGATAAAATATCCGATATGAAAGCAAGATTTGGTATATCAGCTTTTATACTTGACCCTTGGAATAAATTGGATATGCCAGATTTTGTTAAAGGTAGTGAGACACAATGGATAGGTCGTAGCTTAGATTATCTTACATCTTTAGCTAAACATTTAGATATACATATAATGATACTTGCTCACCCAAGTAAACCAGATGCTAAGATGTCCAATGCACCACCTAGTGCTTATTCTATTGCTGGTAGTGCCCATTGGAATAATAAACCAGACCATATATTTAGTTTATGGAGAGATAAATTTGAAAACGAAGATGGTTCAAGAAATACAGAAGCTATGTTTACAGTTTGCAAAACTAGATATGAGGAACTTGGTTATCCTAGAATATTAGATGTATATATGAATCTTGATACTGGTTGTTTTGAGGGGTTAAATAAAAGTTATGAGTAAATATATTATAAATTATAAAATGGAGTTTAAGACAAGACCAAGTAAATTTGATGTAGAAAGTAAATTATTTGATTTACTAAAAGAAGGATTTACCTTGCGTACACCAGAAGAACAAGATGATTATGTT